ACAATATCCGTTACTGGAATAACAAGTGGTACTACTTTTACTGGAAATACATCAGCCACTTGCATAAATGACTTATATGTAAGTAATTTACACGGATGTTCACCAATAACAATTCATGATAGTATACAATTTACTGGATCAACAGCATCTGGATTATTATCCTATGCTGAAGGATATCAAACAACAGCATATGGTGATTATTCTCACTCTGAAGGTAGACAGACAACGGCATCTGGTGATTATTCTCACGCTGAAGGTAGTGACACAACAGCATCTGGTGAATATTCTCACGCTGAAGGTTATAATACACAAACTGGAAAATACGGAGCATACTTATCTGGACCAATAACAAGTGGTACCATAACTTTAAATTCAAGTTACGGTAACGTAACACCTAATTTTACATCTGGTAATACTATTGTTATTGATGATAGTGATTTTAATAGTAATATTGGAAGGTCAAATTATACAATATCCGCGGTTACTTTTTCTTCACCAAATACGATAATTTATCTAAATCAAACAGGTACAACTTGTACCGGTAACGCGATTATTGGTAATATAAGTAATTTTTCATTATGGAACGGTGATCAAATATTAAGAGGTGATTACTCCCACGCTCAAGGTGAAGGAACAAAATCCATCGGTATTTCATCATCTGCTAGTGGTTATTACACTATCGCATTTGGAAATTATTCAAGTACTAGTGGTGAGTACACAATTGCGTTAGGAAATTATTCTCACGCTGAAGGTAGAGCAACAACGACAATTAGAAATTATTCTCACGCTGAAGGCAGTACAACAACCGCATCTGGATATTATTCTCACGCCGAAGGTATTCAGACAACGGCATCTGGATTATATTCTCACGCCGAAGGTGGTCAAACAGTAACTATAGGTCAATATTCTCACGCTGAAGGCGGTGAAACTACCGCCGTCGGTATCAGTACCCATGCTGAAGGAAAATCAACAATGGCATATGGTGTGTATTCACACGCCGAAGGTAGTGGAACAACGACATATGGTGTGTATTCACACGCTGAAGGAAAATCAACAACAACAATAGGTGGTCATTCACACGCTGAAGGTATTGGAACAACGGCATTGGGTCAAAGTTCACACGCTGAAGGTATTCAGACAACTTCTGTTGGTAATGGTTCTCACGCTGAAGGTAATTACTCAGTAGCCATAGGTAGTGCTTCTCACGCTGAAGGTGATTATACAACGGCATCTGGAAATTATTCTCACGCTGAAGGTTCATCAACAACAGCGTCCGGATATGCTTCTCACGCTGAAGGTTCATCTACAACAGCATCTGGTGTTGGTTCTCACGCTGAAGGTTATAATACGCAAACTGGAAAATATGGTGCGTATTTATCCGGACCAATAACAAGTGGTATTATAACTTTAAATTCAAGTTACGGTAACGTAACATCTGGTTTTACATCTGGAAATACAGTTGTTATTGATGATAGAGATTTTAATAATAATATTGGAAGGTCAATGTTTACTATTTCAGCGGTGACCTTTTCCTCACCTAATACAATACTATATCTTACATCAACTATTGTAAATTGTTCAGGAAACGCATTAATAGGTAATGTTAGTGATTTTAGTTTATGGAACGGTGACCAAATAATAAAAAGTAATTATTCACATAGTGAAGGTAATAATACTTTTACTTTGTGGGAAAATTCTCACGCTGAAGGTTATAAATCAATAGCACTAACACCCAATTCTCACGCTGAGGGTGGGGATCAACTTAATAACATACCTGGAGGTTATACTATTGGTGTTGGTTCGCATGCTGAAGGTGTATTAACAACTTCTTTTGGGGGTTGGTCACACGCTGAAGGTTACCAAACGATAAGTTACGGTAATGGTTCACATTCTGAGGGTAAATTAACAACCGCATTAGGTAATTTTTCTCATTCCGAAGGTCTTCAAACGACAGCGTCGGGTTATTATTCTCACGCTGAAGGTCTTCAAACGACAGCGTCGGGTTATTATTCTCACGCTGAAGGATACAAAACAATAAGTAGTGGTATTGGTTCTCATGCCGAAGGTGGGGATCAACTTAATGACTTAGCTGGAGGTTATGCGATTGGTGTTGGTTCGCACGCTGAAGGTATAAATACAACTTCTATTGGTATTGGTTCCCATACCGAAGGTAGATCAACCACAGCCTCCGGGTATGGTTCTCACACTGAAGGTTCTTTAACGACAGCATCCGCATATTATTCTCATGCTGAAGGTAGAGAAACTACAGCATCTGGAGATTATTCTCATACTGAAGGATATAAAACAATTGCAACTGGTAGAAGTTCTCACGCTGAAGGTGGTGATCAAATTAATAATATACCTGGAGGTTATGCGTTAGGTACTGGTTCACATGCTGAAGGTATTAATACTCAAACAGGAAAATACGGAGCATATTTATCTAATCCTATAGTAAATGGTGTTATAACTCTTAATTCAAGTTACGGTAACGTAACATCTGGCTTTACATCTGGTAATACTGTTGTTATTGATGATAGATATTTTAATAATGATATTGGAAGGTCAAACTACACAATATCCGCAGTTACTTTTTCGTCACCTAATACTATATTATATCTTACTAGTACTATTGTATATTGTTCCGGAAACGCAATAATTGGAAATTTAAGTGATTTTACATTATGGAATGGTGATCAAATAATAAGAGGTGATTATTCCCACGCACAAGGTGAATTAACTTGGAGTATAGGTATAGGTTCTAATACAAAAGGAGCATTGAATACCGCGTCTGGTTATCATTCACACGCCGAAGGTGGTGAAACACATTCCATTGGGAGTGGGTCACATAGTGAAGGTAGAACAACAACTTCTGTTGGTTCTTTTTCTCACGCTGAAGGTAATGCAACAACAGCATCAGGAGGTTATTCTCACGCTGAAGGTAGACAGACAGCCGCAATTGGAATTTATTCACACGCTGAAGGTGGTTCAACAACGGCATTAGGTGAATATTCTCACGCTGAAGGTAGAGAAACAATGACATCTGGAAATTATTCTCACGCTGAAGGTTATCTTTCAACAACAGTTGGTAGTTATTCTCATGTTGAAGGTGAAAGAACAACAGCGTTTGGACGAAGTTCTCATACTGAAGGTATAGGAACAATCACAGTAGGTGACTATCAACACGTACAAGGTATGTGGAATGTTACTGGTGATACAACACAAGGTGCTTTTATTGTGGGCAATGGTTCAGATAATAACAATAGAAGTAATTTAATATTTGCAGCAGGAAACCAAGTTAATATATCCGGAAAAACAACAACCACGAACTTCAGAATGACATCTGGGGCAACAAATGGTTATGTTTTAACATCAGATAATGATGGAAATGCGAGTTGGAAAATATCCGAAGTTGTAGGTAACTATTTACCATTAAGTGGTGGAACCGTAAGTGGGGGTACATCGTTCACAAGTGGATTGAGTGCTAATACGATTTATATAACAACAACACCGACGACTGACACACAAACAACGACACAATATTTAACAAGAGATTCTTCAACAGGTCAAATTAAAAGTAAAACTATTCCAGGACCAACAGTTTATGGTTTATTCGCTCAAACTGGGAATAGTACAACAATAAGTGGTACAACATCGGAATTGTCATTAATTGATGGTGGTATTGGTACATTATCTGTCCCTGAGAATGGTTTTAACATTGGTGATTCATTTAGGGCTGACTTTGGTGGATTAATGTCTTCAAAACAAAATGATGATATAAGAATAAGAATTAAGTCTGGATCTGTAGTTTTAGCGGATAGTGGTTTACAAAATATGGATGCCGGAACTGATGATGTGTGGCAACTTTCAGTTAATTTTACGATAAGAAAAATTGGGGGGCCCACTCAAGCTGAAATTGTCACATTAGGCGTGTTCCACACAACAAAACAATCAAATGGCACACAAACAGGGTTTGCATTTAATACCGTTAATTATACAACATTTGACACAACAATACCAAATCAATTGGATGTGACCGTACAATTTAGTAGTACTGACTCATTAAATAAGATTTATTCTGATATTTTTATTTTAAATAAAATCTATTAATTCAAAGTGGACCCTCTCTTTACTGCCGACCATTTGTTTGTACCACAATCCTTTTTCATCCAACCAAACATATGGATCATTAGGATTTTCCATCCAACCGTGTTTTGAATAATAATCAAAATCTTTTCTTAAAAGGTTCGCCCTATGTGATGAATGAAAATCTTCACAACCTAACCAATGTGGCAATATAAATTCACCTTCAATTTTTTCATATTCCATTGTGTTTTTAAAACCACGAACTTTCCAAACGTCAATTGAGTCGTTATAATATTGTTTAAGAGCGTTTACGTATGGTCTCCACATAATTGAACACGGATGATTTAACCAACCTTTATAAGGTTTACCATCTTTACGTAAACGACCGGTAATAGCCGATATTATCTGGTAAGCCTCAACTCGTTGTTTACCTAAACGTTTGTTGTCAAGTGATTCTAATGATTTTCTAAAATCTGAATATGGAAGAAATGTTTGCATATGACAAAACTAATGATTTTTTTTCAATTTACGATATATTTATAAGAAAAAAATTATGAAACAATCTATAAGACTAACCGAATCCGAATTAATTAACGTAATTAAGAGGATAATTAACGAATCAAATGGTAAAAATTTGATGGAACAAGTGAATCCAATTGTTTCAGATTTAACATTAACTTTAAATTATTCAGTTGACCCAACATCCAAACAAAAAACATATTCACAATATATTACGTTTTCTACACCTATTAACGTGGAAGATAGACAAGCTGGTAAAAGTTATATGTATGAAGGAGTTTATGCTATAACATTTGATTTGAAGGAATGGGAAAGTATAACACCGAAAAAACAAACTAAAAGCGGTAAATTTATCACTGGAGAAATACGTGTTAGTGATAATGTTTTGAATTTTTTAAAACCATACCTTAATAAAGGTAAAAGTCCGGACCCGATTAAAATTATCAACCTAATTCCGATGATTAAAAATACAGAAGGACAAGTAGTTAAATCAACAGCTTCGTCTGGATCTGTATATTTAACTGTAACTGAAAAACAAACAGGAGTACCAGTTGGCCCAAAAGATTAATTGAATTTTTCACATTCCTTTAATAATCTGAAATTTGGTAAATTTGTATATATCTTTATCTACACCGAACAATGAAAACCAACTAACTTGTTCATTGTTTACATCTAAATTTATTAGCATCCCAATATCATATCCGTCTATTAAAAAACTAACCATATACAAACTACCAACATTATTGAATATGATATTACCTTCTGTTTCTAATTCACCACGATAAAAATATTTGAATTGATTGCGTGTTAAGTCAAATTCATACGATACATTCGCATCATTACTGAAGTCATCAACAAATTTGGTACTATTAATAATATCAACAATATTTATACCAACGGTATCAATTACGTGAGTATGATATGTTTCAGAAACTTCTATTCGGATAACTTGACCAAAAACTGACTGAGAGATTATTGAAGTCAACACTAGAATAAAAACGATTAACTTTTTCATAACTTTTATTTTTATATTATTTATATCAACAAAGATAAGGTATTTTATATTATCAAACTAAATATTAACATTTTTTAACAATTTACCTATTGACTTAATTTAATTTTGTTTTTCTAATATAGAAAAAATCCCACCATAATTAAATGGTGGGATCAGTTGGTGGACCTAGTGAGCTCCGACTCTCACGTCCGGTTCGTCTTGTTTAAAAGACAACTACATGCTTAGGTTGGTATTTTCTAATACCCCAAACTATTTGGTTTTTTTTTGACCAAAAACAAAGTTAATTTGTTCTTCACCATCGTAAATTAACAACCAATGGATGACTCAATTTTGGGTTTAGTCATTCTCTACCTTTGTTGAGACTTCTGTTCCAAGGTTATGTGTCCACCGACCCGCCGTTTCCGTACCTAATCTAGGCTACAGTAACTTCTTCAGTTGCAATTAAACCAACCACTGAAAGGTTATCTAATACGTTGCCGTATATTGTTTGAATCAGTTTTTAACGAGATTAATTCAGTCCCGGCATGCTCCCTTTATTCAACCAACGCCCGTCAAATCCGATATAGGCCCATATGACGTAATGAATATTTTCAAAGAACTTATTACAAAGGTAATATATTTATTTTAAATAACCAATATATTTATATAAATATGTTAAGAAAAAAATTCATTTTTGAGAACGAGGAAGAAGGACTAACTGATTATGAAAAAATCCTACGTGCCGCTAAAGGTAATATAAACCTTAGTGAACTTGATTTTGAAGATTCCGAAGGTAATGATTATAGTGATGACATTGAAATTACTTATGATGGTTTGGTCTTTACTTTTGATGGTTTGGCCGAGTATTTAAGATTTTTCTTTAAAGACGAATACGAAGAAGGGAGTGAGTCTTATCACGATGCCGATCATTATGAGTATATGTATACCGGTAATTACGAGTGGAGTCGTGAATTTTGGGATAAGTCAACCGACGAATGGCGAGATGGTTATATACTTGATCGGTTAACACAAGAGCACCTAGATTTAATTAAAAGGTTAGCTCAAGTTTTATCACCCAATTTATCTAGTAAATTAAAAAACCTAAACATTGTTGATTTAACTAAACAAGATAAATTAAAAAAAGAAGTTTCTGATTTTCTAGAAACAATAGATTTATCTGATAGTATAATTGATAAATGGGTTGATGCTAGTGTTGATGGTACGACAAATAAAATCTATGAAGGTATTGAAGAAAGATATTGTAATGTATTTAGTGAAATAGGTATTGAGAGATATAGTCAGAGATATTGTTTTTGGAAATATGAAATGGATTGGGGTTCTTGTATGATTTTATATGCTCGTTTTGGTACAGATGAGGATAAGTTTTTGGACTTACTGTTTGAAGCGATTAAAAAATTAAGAGTACGTCATTTACCGGTTTGGTATGAAATGGAATATGAATTTTGGGACAACGAAGCTTTTAATAAAACTTGGGGTCCAGAGGTGACAGAATTATTAGAAGAGAAACTTGAAGAAATTGAAAATAATTCAGAATATTTTGATGAGAATTATAGTGATACTGTAGAAAAGGTACTACAACTTGGTGGTCTTGATAAATGGATAACAACAAATGACGATAAATATCAAATACGGATTAATCAAATTGAACCAGAAACCAGTTTAATTTCCTATAGTATTATACCAAAAGGTCAATGGAAAGCAAAAGGTGGAAAAACCGATATTGAAAGTTTAATATCGTTATTCTACAACGAAAAACTATTTGATTTGACTGAATCAAAAAAGAGATTCTCAATCCTCAGAAAAAAATCTATCCTTTAAAATACCATATAGATCCAATAATTCATCATTAGATATATAGATTTCACTATCACCGTAGAAATCACTTATCAATATTCCATCTTCATCCTCAATAACATCAATCGTCTCCAATTGATGTACTTGAAAATCATCATTATCTTGAACAAGTGAATTCATTACTGTTTCTGACGTATACACAATTGGTTTATATTCGTATTGGTATTTTTTATAACCAAGCACTTTTACCATATTTTGACCAACAATTATTGCATTTTTTACATCGTCAATTGATATAAATTCTTGATTTGTGTGCATGTTATAATAACCGCACGACATATTAATACAACAAACATCAATTTTCTTTTTTAATTGTGAAATATCAGTGTATGGGTGTGATTGAATAAACATTTCATTTTTAAAACCATCCTCAATGACCTTTAATGTTTTGTTAAAAAATTCGGAATCTCTTTCAAACAAACGAACACCCGAACAAATCTCGGTAATTAAATGATTTCCTGGGGCGTCATATTGTGTAATGTAACCAACATCTTGAAGAAAATTCACATCACATTTACTTGATCCGTGACATCCGGTTTCTTCTGAAACAAACAAACCAATTTTAACTTTATCCAAAGTTTTTAATAACTCCAAACAAATAAAAATACCACATTTGTCATCACCACCAATTCCGGTTGGTTTGTTATCTTCGGTATATGCCTTTAAACAAGGAACCATCTGGTTATTGAATTGTTTGCCGAAGGTATTTGGTCTAATAAGGTTTTCTTCTTTTATGATAATTTTATCAACCTTTTGATGAACGGTATCAGTATGTGCGATGAACATTGGGTAATATTCTCCTTCATTTAATTTACCTTTGGTTGCATAGACATTTAACATCTCATCCCTGTAATATGATACACCTGGAATCATATCAAGTTCGTTGCATATATATTCAACCATATCTTCTTCTTGATATGTTTTGGAGGGAACTGATAATAATTCTTTAAATTTATTTAGGTTCATCTGTTTTTTTTGTAAAGATAACATATTTATTTAGATAAAACAAATTATTATGAAAAGAACTTTAAGATTAACCGAATCTGAATTGATTAATGTTATTAAAAGAATAATAACCGAGCAAGACACCGCACAAAAACCCAACGAGGATACTAGAATAACTCTACTAAATCGATGGAAAGATAAAAAAATTGTAAAAAATGGTGTGTTACGTGATTTTGGTTTAAATTCATTTAAAGTTTCTGGTCCTAACTATGATATTTGGGAATTTGAATTAACTGGTAATCCGTTAACGTCAGATGATATGGGTACTAGAACAATCGCCAGTGCTAAATATAAATACAATCCAACTAAAAAAGTTTGGATAGATATTAATGGAGAGGAAAGAACTGGAGACGTTCAACCATATAGTGTTTTAAATAGATTTAAAGGTGAATCTGAAACCAAATGGACTGACTTTTGGGGTGGAGACACATATAAAGATTTAGTAATTTCATCCAATAGTCCGTTTTTAAAGGATATGAAATTCTACTTGGGTATAGAAAGAACAAAAATTTAATAACCCCTCAAAACTTAATCTGAGGGATCTATTTTACATGTTTTTGATTATTTCAAATTCTTTGAATTTACAGATTCTAACCATTTCACCGATGTTTGAATACCATATAACTTGTTCATTATTTAAATCAGTATTTACAATCATACCAACAAGATGATCTTCTGATGAAAAAATAATATTGAATACCCCATTGACATTGACAAAGATTATATCACCATCAACCTCAACTTTATTCTTTTTTATTAACTTAAAAGTTTTATTTGTTAAATCAAATATATAAGTCCCATTAACATTCCTTTCGGATTCGACTAAATCATTACGATTAATTGCCCCAACAACACTACTATCACTAGTTACAGCATCAATGACTTTGGTAACCTTAATTTTGATTACTTGTGAGTTTACAATGTTAACGAACAAAAGAGCTAAAATAAAAAGGACGTTTTTCATAGTTTTATATGTTTAATTAATAATTATAATACAAAACTACATATTTTGTTTCAATCCACCAAATATTTAATTAACTTTTTTTCTTTTTTGTTGGTTTTTTTACTTTAACTTCCGTTTTTTTGTCTTTTTCATTATATGATAAAATAAACTTGGAGCCTTTTTCTGGGTTATCGTTTAAGATTTTATCGGTTACAGCGTCGTCTACCCACTTTTGAATTGTTCTCTTTAATATACGTGCACCAAACCTTGTGTCGGTACCAACGGATATGATGTGTTTTTTCAAAGTTTCATCAACTTCCAATTCAAATTCAATACCATTAATTCGTTTATATACTTTTTCAAGTTCAAGATCAACAATTTGTAACAAATCACTTTCATTTAAGTCCTTGAAATAAATAATCTCATCAAAACGGTTAATGAACTCTGGGGCAAACTTTTTAAATAATTCTTTTTCTAGAAGTGATTTTATTTCTTCTTCCTTTTTTTCTGTTTTGGTACTTGTTGAAAATCCAACACCAGTTCCAAAATCTTGAAGAACTCTAGTCCCAACATTTGAAGTCATTAAAATAATGCAATTTTTAAAATTGATTTTTCTTCCGTGTCCGTCAGTTAAAAATCCTTCATCCAACATTTGTAAAAACACATTAAATATTTCCGGATGTGCCTTTTCAATTTCATCTAACAAAATAACCGAATATGGTTTGTTCTTGATTTTATTTAAGAATGGAGAACCGTCTTCATAACCAACATATCCGGGTGCCGTTCCAGTTAATTTTGATGTTGCAATTTTATCTGAAAATTCACTCATATCAAGTCGGATAAGTGCGTCCTCACTATTAAACATATGTTTTGCCAATTGTTTTGCCAACTCAGTTTTACCAACGCCTGAGTTACCAATTAATAATCCACTAAAAATTGGTTTCTTTGGATCATTTAAACCAACCTTGTTTCGCTGGATCGCTCTTGCGATTTTACTTACCGCGTCATCCTGTCCAATTACTTTTGTTGATAAGGTTTCCTTCAATGTTTTTAATTGTTCGGTCTCATCTGTTGTTATTTTTGAGATTGGAATTTTTGTCATTAATGAAACAACGTCATATACCACATCTTCGGTAACTTCTCTTTTAAATAAGTTTCTATTTTTTTCAAACTGAGCTTTTTCTCTTTCCAAATCAGTTAAAACCTTCCTTTCTTTGTCTCTAAGATTTGCGGCTTCTTCATAACGTTGACTATTAATAACTCTAACCTTTTCTTCTTTAATTTCTTGAGCTTGTCTTTTTAAATCCTCAATAATTTCTGGTAATTTAATTTCAACTTGCGATCTGGCACCAACCTCATCAATAATATCAAAAGCCTTATCTGGAAATTCTCTGTCCGTAATATATCGGTCGGCCAACTCAACACAAAGTTTTAAAATGTCCTCAGTATAACTAACTTTGTGGTGATCTTCATATCTTTCTTTTGAGTTTTGAAGTATTTGTAATGTTTCTTCTTTGGTTGATGGATCAACCATTACTTTTTGGAATCTTCTTTCAAGTGCACCATCCTTTTCAATGTTTTTTCTATATTCCTCCAAGGTTGTCGCGCCAATACATTGTAATTCACCTCTTGATAAAGCCGGTTTAAATATGTTTGAAGCATCCATTGAACCTGACGCATTTCCTGCACCAATCATTGTGTGGATTTCATCAATAAAGATGATGATATCTGGATTATTATAAAGTTCCTCCATAATGACCTTCATCCTTTCTTCAAACTGACCTCTGTATTTTGTTCCAGCAACAATTGATGTCATATCCAATGAAACAATTCGTTTTCCGGATAAATTTTGAGGACAATCACCTTCAAATATTTTCTTTGCCAGACCTTCAATTATGGCAGTTTTACCACAATTGTGAGAAACGACACCATTTGATATGTATTTTCTTTCATTGTCCAATACTTCAAGATCAAATGTATTGTGTACACCAATATCTTCTTTTTCAACGACTTCATACATATTATTATCTTCAAAATAAATTAAATCACCAATATTAAGGTTTTTTAAACGAACCCAATACGATTCATTTAAAACCTCAACATTTTCATTATTTATTGATGATTCAACCTCAACCAAGTGATCCTCGGAACCAGAAAGTTCGGTACCATTTGAAAGTTTTATTTTATAACAATTTTTGTTTTGTTTCTTAAATAGGTTACCAACAAGTTTGAAACCAGATGGTGTTTTAATTTTATACGTCCCTCCTTCATTTTCAATTAAATTAAAAAATTCTTCAATTTTGATTTTCATAATATTTTTATAAATTTTTTGTTATGTTATTAGATGGTCTCAATATTATGAGTATTCACATCAGAAACTTTTTCTACTTCAATCCACGTATCACCTAAAACACATCCAGGTTCACCAAGTATGATTGGATTATTCTTTTTTCTTCTGGATAAAATCTGAGCAATCCTATTAATTTCATCTTCTCTACCAACAACCGGATCCAACTTACCTTCTTCGGCCAATTTTATTAAGTCTCTTGAAAAGTTATCAAGAACCGGGGTTTTACTTTTGGAATCCGTGTTTTTACTTTTGGATTTGTCCATATCATCAAATGACTCAATCATATCTTATATTTTTTGTTTTTATTTCTTGGATAAGTTTAAAACAAAACTACCAAATAATCAATCATATCTTAAATTTTTGTCAGTCTGTCAGTTATATTTTATAAAGTATGACATTTTGTCAGTTATATTTTTTGAAAAAAGACAATTTATCACAATATTATTTAAAAAATCAAATGGTATTAATTTGGTGAATAACAAAATCAAAATAAACTTTTAAAAATTATGTAATATGTTATTTAGAAATTTTCACAACTTAAACCGTCTATTTAGAGACTTTGATGATTTATTTTTTGAAAATCCCACCCTTAAAGGTAAAGAAAAAATCCAAACCGGAATAGATGAAGATGGTGAATGGGAAAAGAGATCATTTGTATCTGACTCTGGACTATTCTCTTATTCATTCATCACAAGAAAATCAAACAAACCACACAAAACAAATGAAATTGAAAGTTTAAAACTGGAACTTGAACAATGTGTTGAAAAACAAGATTTTGAAAGGGCGGTTGAATTAAGAGACAAGATTAAACTATTGGAGGAGAATAAGGAAGAACTATCAAAACTTAATGAAGAACTAGAAGAAGCAATTCAAAAACAAGATTTTGAAAAAGCAATAGAAGTAAGAGATAAAATTAAGAGTTTAAAATAAGTTAATTCTCGTTAAGTTTTGAAATCCACCCAAATAAGGTGGATTTTTTTTTGTTGTCTAATATTATTTTTTTAAAAAAGTTATGGCAGTAAAAAAAACAACAATTGAAGGAACAAAAATTATTTGTGAAATTGAATCAAGTAATTTAAAAACAACTGAATATGATACGGAATCAAAAAAGTTAGTCGTAGAGTTTAAAAATGGTTTGAAATACGAATATGATGAAGTACCGCACAATGTATATGCTCAAATGAGGTTATCAGATTCACAAGGTAAATTTTTTAATTCCAACATTTCAAAGACTTATAAGTACAAAAAATTATAGAATTACATTTAGTCCTATATTTATATTGATATGGCTATAAGTAAAAAAATCATTAATAGTTTTTATTTACAGGATAAGTTAAACCCAGAAGTTTGGATTAAAAAAGAAGGTACAAGAGGGGATAACACTGATGATTATACATTAAAACCTGAAATTAAAACAAGATTAAAAAAGGCTTCAGAAATCTTTATTGAATATTTGGACACTGATCTTTTTATTCACGACGTTATTTTTGTTGGTTCATTAGTTGGTTATAACTGGAGTGAATTTTCGGATTTTGATATTCACGTCGTAATTGATTTAAACGAAGCCGGTGAAGATAAAGAACTTTATGAGGAGTTATTCAGATTGAAGAAATCATTATTTAACGCTGCACACGACATTACCATCAAAGGTTTTGAAACTGAATTTTATGTTCAAGATTTAAATGAAAAAAACGAAAGTCAGGGTGTTTATTCATTAATTGATGATAAGTGGTTGAAAGTGCCAAAAATTGAAGAATTTAAAATTGATGAGAAAAAATTGAAATCAAAAATTCAACAATGGATTGATATTATTGATGGTGTTTTGGAGAATGCTGAAGATGAGAGTATTGAAGGTGCGGTTAAGTTAATTAAAAAATACAGAGAAAAACTAAGAAAATATAGAACTTGTGGACTCCAAAGAGAAGGTGAATATTCATATGAAAATTTGGTTTTTAAATATCTTAGAAGAAACGGTTACATTGGAAAATTAGAAGAATTCAAAAATAAATTTGTTGATAAAAAATTATCCCTAGAACAAGAAAATAAGGAATAATTGAAAATTACCAACTAACGATATATTTATATATAAAATTTGTTGCTTTTTGGCAATAATAAATTATTAAATTTTAAAAATAATTAAATATGGCAGATTTAAGACCACTTGGTAGTGAAAAATTGCAAGGAATGGATAAAATTAAGAGAATTTTAGAAATTGCAAAATATAATGAAACACCAAAACAAGATATTAACGAAAACGCAACAACCAATTATACCATTCAATTGGCTGACGGTTTTACCTATGGTATTGTTAAAGAAAGACAAGGGTATATCATTAAAAAAGGTTTAAACGAATCCACCTTGGATTATTCTGATCCAATCAGAGAACGAAAATACTTCAGATCATATGCTGACGCAATGAAAAAGTTGAATCTAACCGCAGGTGAAATAAATAGACTTTTTGAAAATGAAGAAGGTATTTCTTTAATTGGTGAGCAAGAAGGTCAAAAAAAAAAGTTTGTTCTAAAACTACCTAAAGCAAAAAGTACTGAAACACCTGACGTTGGTTCAGATGTTCCTACAACACCACCTACTCCACCAGCAGAATCCACACCAGAACCACCAGTAATGGGAGGTGAAGAAACTCCGGAAGTTCCACCGATGAGTGATGAAGAAACTCCAGATATGGGTGATACTGAAATGCCAGATATGGGTACTGAAGAAACTCCAGATATGGAGGAACCAAAAGATGATGAATTTGATTTGGAAGGTGAAGAACCGCAAGCATCATTTAAGTCCATTCAAAGATTAACAGGAAAATTAAGCCAAAGATTAAGACAATTTGAAAAAGATAAAAAACTTGAATCTGATGATATCAAGTATGTATTAAATTCTATTATTTCAGCTCTTGATTTGGATAATTTGGATGAAGAAGATAAAGACGACATCCTTTCCAAATTTGACGAAGAAGAAACCGCATACGATGAGGAAGGTCCGGGAGAATTAGATTTACCATCTGAGGATGATTTTGATATGGGTGAAGAACCAGGTATGGAATCCGAAGAACCAATAGGAATGGAAACTGAACCAAAAGAAGATTTCTATATGTTTGGTGAATCAGTTGTTGAAAAAGTATTGTCAAAATATTTCAACGTAACAGAAGAAGAAAATAGAATATTGGAAGAAAAAAAGAAAAAGAAATTCGTTCAAGAAAAAATCAAAACAGTTGAGGTTAAAAAAGAAATACTTAAATTAAGCGAAAGTGTTAAACAAATTGAAACAAGTTTGAAGCTAATTAAGGAAAATGCACAATTTGTTGGGAAAACAAACAAAGAAAATTTGGTTTTTATAAAAAATGGTAAACAAATAAAAGTTAACCAAAGAGGTCATATTATATGAATTTAGTTTATGTAAACGAACTTGGTCCAAATTTCAGAGGAGATAACATTTATGAATTTATTTTTTCTGATTTGGATGATGTTTGGGGAGATGAGTGGGATGCCGAACCGGCTGGTGGTAAACCTTCACCTCCAGAAATAAATTACGTTAAAAAAGTTGGTGTATTAAAAAACTCCGACATTTCATTGACTTTAATTCAAAATTCAGATTTTTTTGGTTTTTATGATGCCATTGATGACGTAATAGCTTTGGCTTGGGAAAACACTGATAGTGATGATATTTTGATTCACAAAAAAAAGAGACTAGTTTTCAGATATGGTGAATCCATACAATCAGTTGAAGACAAACTATACGAACGAGAAATCGTATTAAAATGGGAAAAAAATTTAGTACAAGATGAAACATATGAATCCTAAAATGGTGAAACTTCTACACGAGGGGTTTACCATGAGAACGTTAGAAAAACTTAATGAGAATCAGTTGAATGTTCTTTATGAAAAAGTAAAGAAAGAAACTAAGGAACAAGCACCACCACCAAATGTTGTAAAAAATATAAGTGCTAGAGAAATAACCGTACCTTCGGGTGGTTCTGCAGCAATTGGTACTGCAAAAATTGAAAATAAAGACGGTAAAACCGTAATAACCACAACTACTGAAGGTGAAATTGGTGAATCTGAAGTTACAGAAAAATCAGTTTCAAAACAACAACAAAAATTGATGGGTCTAGCACTATCTGTTAAGAAAGGTGATACACCAAAATCAAAAGTTTCCAAAACAGTTAAGGATTTGGCAAAAGATATGTCAAAAAAAGATTTGGAGGATTTCGCTTCAACAAAACACAAAGGGTTACCAAAAAAGAAAGAAACCAAGGAAACCATCAAAAAACTTGAGGAGAACATAATGAAATTAATTGAAAATCACCTACCCCCACTTACAACAAAAGGTGAATTATTAAAAACAATTAAAGAACACAAAAAATAATGAATGTCATTAACAAGGGAACAAGCCTTATTGGAATATGCAAAATGTGCAAATGATACCGCATACGCACTAAAAACATATTTACAAACATATGACAACACACAATCAAAATACGTTCCTTTAGAGTTATTTAACGACCAGGTTACATTAGTTAAGGATTACGACGAATGTGAGGAAAATATCGCATTAAAATACCGACAAGCAGGAGTATCAACTGTAACCTCAGCTTGGGCTTCAAAAAGACTTGTATTTGCAAGAAAGGAAAAACCAGAAAAAATTCTAATTATTGCCAACAAACTTGACACCGCAGTTGAGATGGCAAATAAAGTTAGGGCTTTTGTTGATCAGCCCTTCGTGGTTATACACCAACAATTCTAATATTTGATGAGGCTGCGTATATTGACGCCGATGAAGATTTCTGGTCAGCGTGTATGGCTTCCCTATCAACGGGAGGTAAAGTTATTGTAATTTCAACACCAAACGGATTTGACCCAATTTATTATTCAATTTATAATCAAGCTATCAAAGGGATGAATGATTTTAGGATTACCGAGATGTATTGGTGGCGAGACCCAAGATATTCCAAGGACTTAAAACTTATTAAGTGTGACGATATTGTTCATTATATGTTAAATAGAGCTGATTACAAGGACGATGAGATAACAATTGACTATACGGATACAAAAGTTAGAGAAAGAGACTTTGAGGACATTAAAATAAAAATTGAGAATGGGTATAGGGCTTATAGTTCGTGGTTTGAAGCAATGGCCAAAAAACTAAAGTTTGATAGGAGAAAAATATCCCAAGAGTTGGAATGTAATTTTCTTGGGTCTGGGGATAACGTAATACCCCCAGAAACAATGAAGAAAATTAAAGATAACTTCATTAAGGAACCAGAAAATAGATTTATGGGTGGTGTTTTGTGGCAGTGGAAAGAACCGGTAGCTGGACATCGTTACATAATGGGTTGTGACGTTAGTCGTGGGGATAGTGAAGATTTCACCACATTTACAATTATTGATTTTGACGAAAGAGAACAAGTACTGGAATATATGGGAAAAGTTCCACCAGATGTCGTTGCCGAAATTGCATATAAATGGGCCACGATGTATAATGCTTTCATTGTAATTGATATAACCGGAGGTATGGGCGTTGCAACATCAAGGAAACTTCAAGAAATGGGTTATAAAAATCTATATGTTGATGGTGTTAACCACGCAGATAAATGGAAGTGGGATCCGAAAGCACAAGAAAAAATTCCAGGAATTAATTTTAACTCAAAAAGAGTTCAGATTATTGCCTCATTTGAGGAAGCACTAAGACATGATTTTGCTGTAAGGTCACAAAGGTTATACAACGAATTAAACACATTTGTTTATGTTAATGGTAGGCCAGATCACCAAAAAGGACAACACGATGACTTGATTATGGCAATGGCGATGGCCTTATATGTTGGTGAGACATCATTTGCCAAACTTGAAAAGGCGACAGAACATGCAAAAGCTATGTTGGAATCTTGGTCTGTTGAATCCAATAATTATTCTGATAGTTATACGAATTTTAATCCCGGTTTACCAGTTTCCTCACCCAATATGGATCAGTTTGGTAGAACCCAATTAACCAAAAGCGATTACGAGAAGTATTTATGGTTATTCGGGGGTAAAAGAGTTTAAATATTATAAAAAACTCTTATTTTTTAAACAAATAGAAAATTATGGCAGAAAATAAATTAACGGTTTGGCAGAGGTTAGGGAAAGTATTTGGTCCGACATCCACATTGGATCAACAATCACCTGTGTTTAAATTTGATAAGAAACAACTATTAAAAACAACAGATAAAAATGAGTTTGAAAGGGAGAAACTTGAAGCCCAACAAACCATGTATATTGGTAAACAATGGCAGAAGGTTGAGAGTAATTTATACCAACAAGCGGTGTACTATGAACCAACCAGAATGGCTTCATATTATGATTATGAGGCCATGGAGTACTCAATCCATGGGGACACCAAAATTGCCACTCCTGATGGTTTTATGACCATAAAAGAGCTTTCAGACAAGGGTAGAGATTATGAATTTATAACATACGCTTATGACCATAATTTGAAAAAAGTAGTACCAGCAATCGCCAGAAATGCTCACTATACCAGAGATGAAATGGCTTATAAAATTACGTTTGATGATGGGTCACATATTATCGCAACTTATGGTCATAGGTTCTTAAAAAGGGATGGTGTTTTTTGTGAGGTTGAAAACCTTAAACCGGGGGATTCAATGATGCCATTTTATAGAAAATCTTTTTACAATAATCAAAATTACCATTGGGTTTATACTTGTAATTCAAACGAGGGTCATCATGGTTGGATATCTGAACACAATTTAATTGCGGAGTGGTATTATAAAAGAAAAATTAATGAAGACGAAGAAGTTCATCATAAAGATTTCAATGGTAAAAATAACAAACCGGAAAATTTACAAATAATGAATATTTCCGAACATAGAGCTTATCATGCGAGATTAAACAACGAAAAATTATGGGCAAACCCCGAATATAGACAAAAAATGTCTGAAGTTGCTAGAAGAACCGGTAAGTATAGTTGGGAAGGGAAAAGAGCTAAAGAGAATAATCCGGCATATATAAAATTATCATTTGATTTGATTGTTGAAAAAGCAAGAGAACATAGAACGTTAATGGAAACTGCCACCTCACTTGGTGTTTCATTTAGAAAAATACAGAATGAACTTAGATTCAATGGGTTTAAAAATTGGTTTGATTTTTTGGATGTTTATGGAATTGATAAAAGTAATAGTGATACTTACGGTGAAAAAAACAATAACTTCAAAAAAATCGCTTGGGATTTATTAATTGAAATTGCTAGACAAGAAAATAGTATTACAAATACGGCCAAAAGATTGAATGTAAGTAGAAATAAAATTTTAAAAACAATAAAAGAAGGGGGATTTAATAATTGGATTACATTTTTGGAATCATATGGTATTGAAAAATCAAAACACCACCACCCAAAAAATGAAGAACCAGTTATTAATCACAAAATAGTATCAATTGAACCATATGGTGTTGTACCAGTTTATGACTTAACTGTGCCGGGTTATAAGAACTTCGCTACAGATACCATTTTCTCACACAATACACCTGAGATCTCTGCCGCTCTTGATATTTACTCTGAAGAATCCACCACTCCTGACCAAGACGGACACATTTTAAAAGTCTACTCTGAATCAAAAAGAATTAAACAAGTATTGGTTGATTTGTTTGTAAATAGACTTGATATAAACACCAATTTACCGATGTGGACAAGAAACACTTGTAAATTTGGCGACAATTTCACATATTTAAAGTTAGACCCAGAAAAAGGGGTTGTTGGGTGTCAACAATTACCAAATATCCAAATTGAAAGATTGGAAAAGGGAATGAGATTTCAACCGGACAAATATTCACAAGAAATGGAAAACGATGCTTTGAAATTTGTTTGGAAAGAAAAAAATATGGAGTTCAATACGTGGGAAATTGCCCACTTTAGAATACTTGGAGATGACCGAAAATTACCTTATGGGACATCTATGTTGGAGAAGGCTAGACGTATATGGAAACAGCTCCTTTTATCGGAAGATGCGATGATGATTTACCGGGTATCAAGAGCACCAGAAAGAAGGGTATTTAAAGTATTTGTCGGAAATATGGATGACAAAGATGTTGATTCATATGTACAACGTGTGGCAAACAAATTTAAAAGAGATCAGATTGCGGACCCTAAAACTGGAAATGTGGATATGAGATACAACCAATTGGCCGTAGATCAAGATTACTTTATCCCGGTTAGAGACCCTTCCCAAACCAATCCAATTGAAACATTGCCGGGTGGTACAAACTTAGCCGAAATTGCTGATATTGAATATATCCAAAAGAAACTGGTAACTGCCCTTAGAATACCAAAGGCGTATTTAGGTTTTGAAGAAGCAGTAGGTAATGGACAAAACTTATCTTTACTTGATATTAGATTTGCAAGAACAATCAACAAAATTCAAAAATCAATGTTGGCCGAACTTAATAAGATTGCCATTATTCATTTATTTTTATTAGGGTTTGAAGATGAACTAACAAACTTTACGTTGGGGTTACACAATCCATCAAAACAATCCGAACTTCTTTCATTGGAATTGTGGAAAGAAAAAATTGAATTATACAAAAATGCGGTAGCTGAAATCGCAAATTCGGTTGCACCAACCTCAGCTTCTTGGGCTAAAAAGAATATTCTAGGTTTCTCAGATGAGGAGATCAGATTGGATTTACAACAACAACGAATTGAAAGGGCTGTTGCAGCTGAACTTGCTAAAACACCTGAAGTCATTACAAAAACTGGATTGTTTGATAATATTGATCAATTATATGGTAAAAAACCAGGTGAACCGGCAGGTGAAGCACCAGAAGGTGGAGAAGAACCTGGAGGAATGCCACCAATGGGTGGAGGATCTGAACTAGGAGGACCACCCCCACCACCGGGACCAGAACCAGGAGGTGAAGTAGGAGTAACACCAGAATCAACCAAGAAAAATGATTTAAATTTAATTCTGGAAGATAACTTATATTATGGTAAAACCTCTCTTGATTTATCAAAGGGTAGATTAACCATTAATGAAATTGATGACAAATTAAAAGATTTATTGGATAAGTGATATATTTATTATAAAAACAAATTATGAATACATTTGGTAAAATAAAAACAATGTTGGAGGAAGCGTCAGTTGTTTCTTATAAAAAGAATGAATTTTCTAAATATATGACCGTTTTTAAAAATATGGTTTTGGAAAATAAAGATATCTGTGAACTATATTATATCTATGACGATCTCTCAACAAATAAAGGTCTGGATAGGGATATCGCTGATGATTACATCAATGAAAATGTTGAATATTCAAAAGTGTTGGTTTCTGAAAATGAAAAAACATTAAATAAACTATCAAACTGGTTGGAGAATATCGTTGAGTCAACTTCAAACAACTACAAAAATATTGATACATTAATTTATAATGATTCAATCAAAAACTTGGAGAAAGTTTTGGAATCCAAAAAACAAATTAAAAATGTTTTAATTAAAGAGTCTGTTAAACTTGAAAATAAAGAGACAGTAAATATGCCGTTACAAACAATGGTAAAAATGTATGAGTCCACTTTAAAAAGTAATATTAACTTAAATGAAAATGAGATTAAAGAAATTTCAGAATTAAAAAGTTTAAGTAAAAATGAAATTGAAAATGAAATCTCAGAATTAAAAGAATCTATTATTTCAAAATTAAAGGTCACATTAAACGAATCAAAGGATGGTGAATTGAATTCAACGATCAATGACACCATTTCCAAAATTTCAGATACAGAAGTTGACCACTACAATCTTTATAAATTAAGAAAATTAAATTCCGACTTATGAGTAAATTTATAAAATCATTGTTGGGTTCCGGAACACAAACGTTATCATCAAAAAGATTTGTTGGGATTTTGTGTGTACTATCACTAATCACGGCTTTATTCATTTCCTTATTCTCAAAAGGTAAATTTTGTCCCAATGATGGTATTGTTGACGTTATCGGTTTACTTGCGTTTGGTACACTTGGTTTAACTTCAACTGAATCTATTTTTGGAAAAAAATATGACAACAAAAAAAGTAACGATCAAGAAGAAATTTGATTTTTTTGTTTGTACTGTGCTTTCTTTTTTTCTTCTCTTTTAATTACAGACGGTTTTACAAATTCCTTTCTTTCTTGAAGTTGTTGAATTTGTTTTGTTTTGGAAACCTTAAACTTATATTGTTTAAGTGCTTGCTCCAATGATTTTTCATTTTTAACGGGAATAATTATCATAATTTTTTGTTTTACAACATAAATATAATGATTTTTGACAAATGTAAAAAGTTTTGTTATATTTTTTCAAACAATAAACTTGAAAGATATGGAAAATGAAAAAAGGAAAAACATCAAAACTAAAAATTTTTGATGACGCAAAATGTCATTATGGGACAGTGGACTCAAAAGAACTAAAATCAATTTATGTGGTATTACAAACTTGGATTGAACCCTTGGATGACGAAGAAAATTGGAACAGAATAACTGGAGTTATAAAAAGACAAATTCAACACACGTTATTGGAAGTTGTTGACCCATTAACGTTTGAAAAAAAACAAATAGTTGATCTTGATTTAAGAACAAGTGGAATTCAAAAAAATAAAAGAAGTTTTTTAAATCTGGAAATTACTTTATTTGTTCACGACAAAACCTTGGATTTTAAATCATTAATTTTAAGGTCAAAAATCAAAAATATAATATCATCAATCTATTTGGATGATTTAAAAAAATCAAAGTATTTCACATTAAGTCTCACAAAAACTAAAGAAACTGAAGTTAGTGAATATTTATCATAAAAATATATTATGAAAATATTAGGACCAAACGATACGGGTAAGGGGATTCTTGTGGAATGGGATGCTGGAACTATCAATCCAAATGATACCAGAAATAATCTAGTGATAAAAGAATCTTACGGACAACTTGACCATTCAAAACCTTTTGTGTTTTATGCCACACTTCAAAAATATGGTGTACCAAATAGAAACGGAAGAATTTACCCTGAGAAAATATTAAAAAGGGAAGCTGAGAAATACAAAGATATGATTAATCGTGGAATGTCAATTTCAGAACTTAATCACCCAGAATCATCACTAATTGATTTGGATAGAGTAGCTCATCTCATAACTGATGTATGGTGGGAAGATAATGTATTGATGGGAAAAATTAAATTATTAACAACACCCGGATTTCACGAGAGAGGAATTGTATCATCAAAAGGTGATGTTGCCGCTAATATGATGAGACAAGGTGTAACAATGGGGGTATCATCAAGAGGTGTTGGTTCTTTGGTTAAAAAAGGGGAACAAAATGAAGTACAAGAAGATTTTGAATTAATTTGTTTTGATTTGGTTTCTTCACCATCCACACCGGGGGCTTATCTTTATTTAAATCAAGAAGATAGACCAAAATACGAAGAAAAATTATCTGAACAACAAAATATTGATTCAAATTCATTTTCCAAATCAGTTGACTTAATGAAAAGATTATCCGATTATTTAGGAAAGTAAAAATTTAAATTATGGATGAAAAGTATTTTGTAGCAAGAGTAACCACTGATATGGTGGATGAGAACTCAGGGAAAGTAAAAAAAATGAAAGAAGAAAAGTTGGTTAGAGGTTTCTCACCAACAGATGTTGAAGCGAAGGTGACTAAACTTTATGAATCTTATACAATGGATTGGAGAATTACGGCCATTGTTGAGAGTAAAATTGACGAAGTTATTGAATAATTTCAACTAAAAATTAAATTGTTTTAAAGGAGGTATTGCAAAATATCTCCTTTTTTTGTGTCTTTTTTTTACTATATATTTATAATGTAAAATATATTATGAATAAAAGTTTCAGTAAAATTAGACATATCCAAGAATCAAATCAAAGACTGGAAAAAAGGTTACTTAAAGAAGATGATGAATTGAAAGATGAAAAACTACAACATATCATTGATGTTGATACCGAACTAGACAATGACCCCGCTTATAAGGAGTATGAAAAAATATATTCCATAAATAAAATAAAAAAAATGGTTTCAGATCAAATGGGGATTAATATATCGGATATGAGTGATGAAGAATCACAAGGATTAATTGATATGTTCACATCTTTTATGGATATAAGTAAAGAAGGTAAGGAGAAAATGACTCGTGAAAAACTTCTTGAGCGTAAGGATAGTGTGATTAATCTTGTTATTGAAATTATTGAAATTGCGGTTGAAAATGATGATTTTGAAATGGTTACAAAATTACGAAACTATATTGAACTTTTAGAAGATTATAATTAAAAAAAACATAAAAATTATGAAAAAAATAGTAAGATTAACAGAATCGGATTTAACAAGAATAATTAAACGCGTTATTTCCGAACAAACTCAAGGTGAAAGTGGATTTATCCAAACAATAGTTGATAAATATAACATTTCAGATGAGTTGAGAAATGAAATTATAAATACTATTAAAAATTCTGAGTGTAAAAATATTACGTTTGAAAAACTTAAAATGGGTGATGGATTGGCCTTAGGTGATAAGTTAATTTTAACCCCAAGGACATTAGAGAACACTTTGGGTAGATTCTTATTTATTTTATTTCACGAATTGGCACACCAATACCAATTTAAAAAATATGGAATGGAAAAAATGCTTGAATTATATAGTGATGAAATGGATTTAAAAGAAGCCGCACAATTTATGAAACAAGTTGAAAGTGTGGCGGATGAATTTGCTGTAAGAAAATTAAAAAACCTAGAAAGAAAAGGATTAATTACACCATCAAGATCCGATATGTTTAAAGGTTATGACGGTATTTCGTTAGAAAGATTGGAAATAATGATTGATATGTTTAGAAATCAATTAAGGAAAAGTAACATTACTGGCGCTAAAAATATTAGTGAGTTTTTATACAATATGGTTAAAATTGAACAAACAAACCCACAAGTAAATTCTGAAAAACAAAAACCTTCTGAAATCACACCAACTGAAATAAAAAAAGAAATGAATAAAGAAAATAGTACAATCAGTGCCGATGAAGTATATTATGAAATTCCAAAAGGTATAAAAAAAGTTGTTGGTAATTTAGATGCTTCGTCAATGGAAGATTTTAATGATGTTGAAGTTATAGATGGTAATTTAACTGTTAATAGTGATAAAATCAAATCACTACAAAATATTAAAACTATAAATGGTAAACTTTGGGTTTATGGTAACAATTTTGAAGACTTTGGTAATTTAAAAACGGTAAAAGGGGATGTAACATTGACTAAAAATACACCATTATTGGATATGTATACTGAAGATGAAATTAAAGGAATGATTAATATTGGAGGAAACTTACAAATAAAATAATTAAATAATATTATGAAAAAAGTAATTAAATTAACAGAATCGGATTTAACTCGTATTGTTAAACGAGTAATCCAGGAAGTAAACGATGAATTTGACGATGATTCAGTTATTGACAATAATTTCAATCAAGAAGAATATGATGAATTATTGGACCAAGCGAGGGAATTTTTATGTCGTGAAATTGGTTTAGAAGAAGATGAGGTTTACAATATGAGTGATGACCAAATTATTGGTGAAATTAAATATTATGATAAAGGTTTATATCGTAGATTAGAAGAACTGAAATATAGTAAACCTGTTGATTTAGATGAACCATACGATTCAATTGGTGGGTATTCAGTAAATGATTTGAGAAGAACTTTTAAAAATTATAAATACGACAAAAAATAAACAATATTGAGTAATAAAATAATGTAATCCACCATAAAAGGTGGATTTTTTGTATCTAATAATTGGGGAATATCAAAAAATATTCCCTTTTTTTATATTAAATCCACATTTTTTTAACTTTTTTCAAAGTGACGCATATTTATTAGGAAAAATAAACTTTTTATAAGGCAAATATTGCAAAATTTTATGGAAAAAAATAAATCTGTAGTTGAACAAGCTTTATTGCAAATGAAAGCAATAGAAGAGGCTATCAGTGAAAATGCAAAAGGAATACTTGCTTCTACCATGAAGGAAGAAATCGCAGAACTAGTAAAAGAATCCTTAAAGGAAAAAACTAAACTTACCGAACAAGATGAAGAAGATTCAGAAATGGATGTAGAAATGGAAGACGATATGGAGGTTGAAGATGAAACAGGTGATGTTGAATTTGATGCTGAAATGGAAGATGAAGGTGAGGATGATTCAGAAATGTTAGATATGGATTTTGACATGGAAGATGATAACGAGGATGAACTACCTCCACTTGACTTAACTCAAGCTTCAGCTGATGAGGTTTTGAGAGTATTTAAGGCAATGGGTGATGAAGATGGTATCATTATTAAAAAACAAGATGATGGTGACATCCACTTGGTTGATAACAATAATGACACTGAGTATTTAATCACATTTGGTGGTGAGTCGGCAGAAGCGGAATCTATGAATATGATGGAAAATTATATGGACGAAGAAGAAATGGATGAATCTTGGTCTGAAGAAATGGATGAAGAGGAAATGGATGAAGAAGAAATGGACGAAGAAGAAATGGACGAAGAAGAAATGGACGAAAACGTTTATGAAATTGATCAAGAAACTTTGGAATCTGTTTTAGAATCATTCAAAGCTAAAGGAGTTGGAATGGGTAAACCTGGTTCAGGTATGAGCAAAACATCTGTTAACATGAAGGGTTTTAAAGAAGAAAAGAAATCCGGAGGTAAAGGTGTTGGAATGGGTAAACCAAATTTCAAATATCCTTCAAAAATGAAAGGTGGAGTAACTGAAACTGAAACTGACGAAATGGAAGAAGCCGAAACAACTGAAGCTTCAAGAACTTTAGGTAGTGGAAGAAAGTGGGGAAGAAAAGGTTTACCAAAACCAAAGGCAGCCCCAAGACACCTTGAAGTTGAATCAATTCAAAGTGAATTAAACTTGTTAAGAGAAAAGAATGAAGAATACAAAAAAGCATTGGACTTTTTGAGAAAGAAAATGGACGAGGTTGCTGTATTTAATTCTAATCTAGCGTACGCAACAAGATTGTTTACTGAACATTCAACAACAAAACAAGAAAAAATAAATGTACTTAGAAGATTTGACAATGTTGAAACAATCAAAGAATCTAAGACACTTTACAAAACAATTAAAGATGAGTTATCCAATGAGACAACAAGTCAATCAATTACTGAAAGTGTACAACAAAAAGTAGTTAAGACTCCTCAAAACGGATCATCAACAAATTTAATTGAAAGTAAAACGTATGAAAATCCTCAATTTATGAGAATGAAGGATTTGATGACAAAAATAAAATAAATAAACAATAAACTCAAATTTAAAAAACTAGAAAAAATGGGAGCATTATTAGATTCAGGTCTTGTTGGTAACATCGGTTTAAAACACCTTAAAGTTATCAAAGAAGATACTATTAACAAATGGGATAAATTAGGATTCCTAGACGGTCTTAAAGGACATATTAAAGAGAACATGGCTCAATTATATGAGAACCAAGCATCTCACCTAATTAACGAAGCGGCAGCAACTGATAGTTCAGGTTCTTTTGAAACTGTAGTATTCCCTATCGTAAGAAGAGTATTCTCTAAGTTGTTGGCTAACGACATCGTATCAGTACAAGCTATGAACTTACCAATCGGTAAATTGTTCTACTTTGTACCTAAAATCCAAGGGTATACAACTGCTAACCCTACAACTAACGGTATACATAACCAACCAATTGGAGCACCAGGTTCAACTGCGAACGTAGGTACTGGTTACAATGATGGTACTCAGTATGCTAAAAATCTTTATGATTTATTTTACGAAGGAGCTGAAGCGGCTTTAGATCCTCCAGGATTGTTTGATTACTCTAAAGGTGAGTGGACAGCGGTTACTGCTTCTAACGTAACTACTGTTGCTTGGTCTAACGGTACATTGGTTGCTAACGAAACATCTTACGAAACTTCAGGTGTAAGAAAAATGATTATTAAAGTTGGTGGTTTCGCAAGTGCTGGTGTTGGTAAATTAATCGGACCAGACGGAAACGAAATTGACAACGAATCATTCCTTTCTGACCTTAAAGTTATCAAAGGTGCTGGTTTAGTTCTTGACCCAGCTTCACCTTGTGCTGTTCCTGCTAACACACCATTATTATTTAGAGTTGTTACTCAACAATATGGTAAAGGAATTGTTGCTCCAACATCTACTTCTACTCAAGCCACTTGGCCGGGTACTGGTAATGATGGTTTTTATGACAATATTTGTTCTCAAGACGGATTTATCTATTTAGAAGTTGACCTTTCTTGTCCTGCATGTGTTGATTGTGGTGCTACTACACTTGATGGTTACACAGGTGCTACTGTTTCTGCTGTAACTTCTGGTACTGCATTTACTGTAACATACAAGAGATACAAAGAAATGGAATTTGAAGATAGAATCGGTGAAGTTTCTTTTGACCTTGAGTCAGTTACTGTATCTGTTACAGAAAGAAAACTAAGAGCTCAATGGTCTCCAGAATTAGCACAAGACGTTTCAGCGTTCCATAACATTGATGCTGAAGCTGAATTGACAGCTTTATTGTCTGAGCAAGTTGCTGCTGAAATTGATAGAGAAATCCTAAGAGACCTTAGAAAAGGTGCTGCTTGGAACCTAAGATGGGATTACAACGGATGGAGAAGAATTCAACAAACAACTTCTTACACTCAAAAAGATTGGAACCAAACTTTGATTACAGCAATCAACCAATTGTCTGCACAAATCCACAAATCTACTTTAAGAGGTGGTGCAAACTGGATTGTTGTTTCTTCTGAGGTTTCTGCAATCTTTGATGACCTTGAGTACTTCCACGTATCAAATGCTTCTCCGGAGCAAGATCAATACAACATGGGTATTGAAAGAGTTGGTACATTAGCAGGAAGATACCAAGTGTATAGAGATCCTTACTTCCCAGCTAACCAAATCCTTATCGGACACAAAGGTTCTTCTTTGTTAGATACTGGATATGTTTATGCTCCGTATGTGCCTCTACAATTAACACCTACAATGTATAATCCATTTAATTTTACTCCAATTAAGGGGATTATGACAAGATACGCGAAGAAAATGGTGAACAACAGATTTTACGCGAGAATTACTGTTGACGGTGTTAGAACGTTTGATTTACAAGAATTGAGATAATCAATATCTTTAGAATAAGAAAAAGGTCAGAGAAATCTGACCTTTTTTTATTAACCTATTTACAATAATCATTTCTACGTTATATTTATATTATATGAAAAAGATAATAATTGATGATGAAACACAAAAAGAAATTGTTAGACTGTATAATGATGAAATGTTAGGTAGCCCATCTATTTCTGAAAAACTAAACATCCCTAAACATATAATATTAAGAGTCCTTAAAGAAAATAACGTTAAAGTTGGTGTACCTGGTATGAAATATAAAGGTGGTAAAAGCGCATCATATAAAAGAAATTATCATAAATATAAAGATAAAAAATCACAATACCATAAAGAATGGTCAGAAAAGAATAGAGACCGTTTAAATGAGTATCATAGGGACTGGAGGGACGAAAATAGAGATAAATGGAGAGAAAATAAAAGACTATATCAAAAAAAACGTAAAGATAGTGACCCCCTCTATAAATTAATCAGTAATTTCAGAACCGCAATTTACCAAGTACTTAAAGAAAGTAATGTTGAAAAAAATGGACGTTATTTTGAAGTTTTAAATTATTCAGCTCAAGACCTTATCACACATCTTGAAAAACAATTTAAGGATGGTATGAATTGGGAGAATTATGGTAAATGGCATGTTGACCATATATTACCAATTTCATCTTTTGATATTAAAGAAATAGGAGATGAGGAATTTATGAAATGTTGGTCATTAGAAAATCTTCAACCATTATGGGGTCGTGACAATCTTATAAAATCAAATAATATTTTGTAAATAAGGTCATCAATTAGGTGTAAAATTGAATGGATTATAAATTTATTTTTTGTATCTTTATGGTATGAAAACTACCCTATCTAATGATGATATTTTGGAGATCATTTCTTTATATCAAAATCAAATTCCCAGTACTCATAAATTGGCCGAAAAGTTTAAAGTTGGTCACAAGAAAATATCTCAAATTTTAAAAGACCATAATGTTGAGGTCAACAAAAAGGGTGGTCAAATTAAAACAGGACAAACAACTGAAATAGAAATCAACAAAACAAAAAAATACATACCAACAGATAATACCATTCTGGTTGCAAAATGTAAAAAAACGAACATTACTATTAATGACCCTAATAATTTATCCGGTAAATTAACAAAACATATTATTGAACATTATGGTGATGTAAATATACCCCAAAATAATTACCAACGAAAAAAATATGAACTTGAACATAACAAAAAATGGTTTGAGGGGTATTTTGATATTATAAGTGAAGAAAAAAAACAAATAAGAAAATGTTCTTTATGTGAATGGGAAACTAGTGATATAAATAATAAAACTGGTTGTTTTGAACAACATATTATAAAAACACATAATCTCACAATGAGTCAATATCTTGATCAATTTCCGACAGAATATGTGTTTCATCCAAATACCATTAAAAAAAATGAATTAAATAAAAAAGAAAATGTTGTTTTTTGTCAAATTTGTAATGAAAAAATGAAATCAATTACAAATACCCATCTAAAAAACAAACACAATATGGATATTGAACAATATAAGTTAAAATTTCCAAATTCAAAAATAGTATCTGAAACAACATCCAAGAAATTAAGTGAAAGTACAAAATTATTAAACCAAACATTGGAACCCACTTGGACATCAAAAGGTGAATCCGAAATTAAAGAATTTTTGGAAACATTAGGGTTTGATGTTGTTAAAGGAAAAAATAGAAAAATATTGGAAGGTAAAGAAATTGACTTGGTAATACCCAGTTTAAAAATTTGTTTTGAATATGATGGTTTATATTATCACACCGAAAAAATGGGTAAGGATTCAAAATACCATCTAAATAAAACTATTGATTGTTCTCTTATGGGTTATAAATTATATCACATTTATGAAGATGAATGGGTTAAGAATAAGGAACTTGTCAAAAATAAAATTAGACATATCCTAAATAAAAGTGAGGGAACAAAAATTGGTGCCAGACAAGTAAAAATAAAAAACATAACAAAAGAAGAAAAAACCAGATTTCTGGATAATTTTCACATACAAGGTAATGACAAATCTGATGTCTATTATGGGGCGTTTTTTGGTGATGTTATGGTTGGTATTATGACCTTTAATAAAAAAAGAAATATGACCAAAACGCAAGATGGGGAATTTGAGTTATCAAGATATTCAACAAATTCTGGGTTTGTTGTTAATGGGTTGGCCTCAAAGTTTCTTAAAGTGTTTATAAATGATTATAACCCAAAACAAATCATTAGTTTTGCCGATAGGAGGTGGACCGTTAATCCGGATAATAATTTATATACAAAACTTGGGTTTGAATTAACATCAATTGTTAAACCATCTTATTATTACTATAGTTCAAAAATCAACAAATATAAAAGGTTTCATAAATTTTCTATGGGTAAAAATAATTTGAAAAGAAGGTATCCGGATCTTGATTTCACCAAATCCGAATCACAATTAACCGAAGAACTTGGTTTTGATAAAATATGGAATTGTGGGTTATTTAAGTATGTTTTGGATTTAAATGAAAAATAATAATTAAAACAACATAAATATTCATCTATATTAAAAGTAAATGAGAAATTAAGGATTTTTACTTATATTTATATAAATACTCAGCCGGCCCATGGTAGATGGGGGTTTCCTTATGGTCTCTACAAGTGAGTGTAAAAAAAATTAAAACAATTATAATGAAAAATGTTTTTATGTTTATTTTTACATTGTTAATTTCATTCGGATATTCCCAATGTAACCAATACTTTATATATGAGAGTTTCTCAACAGCATTGCCTACACAACAAGGGACATGGATAAATACTTCTGTTTTATATGGCACCACAGCAGCAACTGCTAGAACAGGAGCAAATTATCTTACATTCAATGCCCTCAATGATGCAATCCGTTTACCCCAAGTATCAAATCCAGGTGTATTAACATTTTATTATAGAAGAAGTTCAACATCAACTGGTACTCCAAAATTTTCAGTAGAAACATCCCTAAATGGTACAACTTGGACAGAACGTTTAGCAGTAACAACTTTTTCCACTACATATGCTTTAGCATCTGTTGATATAGGTGTATTAGGATTAACTAATGTTCATATTAGAATTATTGATAAACGTGCTTCGGGTACAGCTGAACGTTATATTGATGATTTGGGGTTAACATCTACCACTACAAGTTCAAATACATTAATGCCATTCTTGAGCTCATGTAGTTCAACATTAAACTCATCTTTTACATATTCAATATGTGATGATACAGGACCGCAAGGAACGGGTTTAGGTGGTTATACTAATAATGTTAGTAGAACAGTAACATTAACCCCTTCAGATAATACAAAACGTTTAAGACTTACATTTTCCCATTTAGATTTAGAAACCAGTTATGACTATTTGTATGTATATGATGGAGCAAACACATCAGCAACATTACTAGCTACACTTAATGGAACAACAACACCCTCAAATATAACTGCTACGAATGCTTCAGGTCAACTTACATTACTTTGGACAACAGATGTTTCAAATGTTGGGACATGGGGTGGATTTTTAGCTACAGTAACATCTATTACTTTACCAATCCCAACATGTATTTCATCACCAACAACTCCAACGGATGGTGCTACTAACATTGGATTAACCCCAACATTAAGTTGGCCATCTGCTACCCATGCCACTACTTATGACGTTTATTTTGGAACAACATTACCTTCAACCCCAACAACAAATACTTCTTTAACATCATATTCACCAGGGACATTATTAACAGGAACAACATATTATTGGAAAATAGTACCTAAAAATTCAGTAGAGGCAACTCCTAGTGGATGCAACACTTGGTCTTTCACAACATTCACACCACCTTCAAATGATGATCCTAGTGGAGCAACTCAATTAACTGTAAATAGCAGCATAACATATTCAACATATACAAATTTATATTCTACAAATACCACAACAGAATCTACGCCATCATGTGCTTCATATACAGGTGAGGATGTTTGGTTCAAAGTAACAGTTCCACCATGGAATGTAAATACCCTAGAATTTGATACACAAACTGAAGATATTACAGATGGGGGGATGACAATTTATAGAGGAACTATTGGTTCGTTAACTGAAATTGAATGTGATGATGATGATAGTCCAAATGGATTAATGCCATATATTACTAGATCGGATTTTGTGGCCAATGAAACAATTTACATCCGTTTTTGGGAATATGGGGGTGGAACAACGGGTACGTTTAAACTTTCAGTATCAACAAACCAACCTTTACCTGTTGAACTTACTCTTTTTGATGGAATACCTTACCCTTTATTTAATGTTATTAAATGGACAACGGCTTCTGAACATAACTCAAGTTATTTTGATCTAGAAAATAGTTTTGATGGTGAGAATTGGAAAATGATATCAAAAGTAAAATCCGCCGGAAATTCAACAACCGAACAAAAATACTCATTTATTGATTATAATCAACATCCTTTAAGTTATTATAGATTACAACAATATGATATTGATGGTCAATTTAAAACATATGGGCCGATTGTGGTGACAAAAAGTGTTGGTGACAAAAAAGTTGTTAAGTATATAAATTTACTTGGTCAAGAAATTAATCCAGATGAAACAAGTGGTGTTGTTATTGAAATTTATGAAGATGGGTCTATAAGAAAAATGATAAGATAAATGTTAAAATGGGATATATTTGAAAGGTTGTTTACATCGGGTTTAGCTATGTTACAACCTTTTATTATTTATATGACCATTGGTGATCAATTTGCCATTTCACACTCCTGGAACACATCTTTACAACCCCTATTCATAATCACAAACGCCCTTGTTAGTTTTTTCTTTTTTAAATTGGAGAAATGGAGAATTCCAGCTTTACTTCTTTTGTTATTGACGGCATTCCCGGTTTGTGACTATTTTTGGTTACACAATATTTTTGCCATATTATTTTTTATATTTTCTGGTATTTCATTGTGGTCAATTAAAAGGATGAGGTATTACTTTTTCATATTTTTATGTTCACTTATTTTTATTTTTAATGGGTTATTTTGGTCGGAAACGTTTGGGATTATAACCCTCGCAACCTATCACTTACATTTATTATTGTACAGATATTTATTAAGTAAGAAAAGACACTAATGGATATTAAAAAAATAATAGAGGAAGTTTTAAATGAGGTAAATTCAAGTAGGTACGCTGGTTCCTATAACGGACCATTAACGATGGGTGAGATTGATTGGAAAAAAGAAACATTAGGTCCTTTTACCACAAAAGTTTCTGATTTTTTTAATGCTGAACTTCAATATGATAGTTATGATGGGTCATTAGATTCACATAAGAAAGATAGAAAAAAATTGGAGGCTAAATCAAAAAAAATATCAAAATACAATAAAACCCACCATCAGTTAAATGATGATGATGGTAATCCGATTAATCCAACACCCGGTAAAGGTCAGAAAATCGTTCCAATAGTTAGAGAATGGGTTGAGTTAGATGAAATATCATTAACTGAAGATTTGGCTGTTTGGTTTGGGAAAAAGAAAAAACCAAAAGGTTCTTCACAACCAAAAGGTCCGTGGGTTAATATCTGTAGAAAAGTTGATGGTAAACATCCCCCTTGTGGTAGACCAGATACCAGTAAGGGTGGTTATCCAAAATGTAGAGCTGCCGGTGTTGCTGGAAAAATGAGTGATTCTGAAAAAAGGTCAGCTTGCCAACAAAAAAGAAAAGCTGAGAAAAAAGACACACAAACAGGTAAAGGTCAAAAACCGGTTATGGTTTCCTACAAACCAAAAAAGACTCAAAATGAGTCTTTGGATATTTTAATACAACAAATATTATCGGTTATTTAACAATTTTAGTCTAACATTAATATTTTATATTCACATTTCCAACCTTTATAGTGTTTTAATTCACCTTTACCTACTCTATGTAATACACTATCGTTTAGATTATGTTCCACACAAAAATTTCTCAAAGAAGTTAGATTGAATACATCCCCATTTGGTGATGTTAATTTATAAACTCTTTTTTCAATTGTTTCATTTTTACTTCTGTTTAAAACTATTAAACCTTTTTGTACATTTCTTTTTATTTTTTTTCTGGCAGAACGCAAAGTATTTTGATTAATATTATTCTGTCTACAATATTCGTGTAAATTTTTGACAACGGTTTCATTTAAATTTTCATCATAAATTACAAATTCATCTTTAGTGTCTAATTCCTGTATTTTATTTTTTAAATTAGTAATTTCACAATTTAATTTAGACTCTTCTGATTTACCATTAAATAATAAAGAAATAAAGTTCTGCCAAATATCAACACTTGTTTCATTTCTTCCGATATTAGCAGCATAACAAGTTAAAACAACATTGTCTTTAGTATAACCTTTAAATCTATCTAATCTATCTATCGAAGGTTGTTGTGGGTGTTTATTTGTTAGTGTTGGGATTAAAGGAACATTAAACCAATAACATAATCCACCTTGATTTTGATAAACTTCAAGAATTTCATCAACAGTTAATGTATTTTCAAAATTTCTTCTTTTTGTTGAATGTAATAAATCGTTAGCCCATAATCTCAATTTTCTTTCTTGTGATTTTAGTTTTTCTTTTTCAATATTTTTTGGGTCTTGTCTGTACTTTTTTTTGTTGATTCTACCTCGTAATTTGTGGTGATATTTACACAATAAACTTTTTTGTGAAGTATAAAATTCACTTAATGGTTTTAGTTCATTACATTCTTTACAATACTTTGTTTCCATATACATAAATATGTGGAATTTGGGTAAAGTGTCTAAATCTGTAAATTATTTTTTTGTCCACTTACCACCTTTTGAGTTATATCTCTTAACTGCGGCACCATTACAATAAGCACTAGGACATACATCATAACGTTGTCTAGCCCAAGCTAAAGATTGTTGCCATAATTTTTTATTTGTTGCAACATTCTTTTTTTTCTTACCCTCCTCAATCATATCTTCATCATATGAATCATCACCTTTAACTTCATTCATAATAAAATCAAAAACCTGATCCATATTGTTTTTTGCTTCAGCGATATGATCTTGAGCCCAATCGTGACCATTTTCCAAAATGGATTCAATTTGATTTTCATCCATTTCAAGTAACATTTCACATTGTCTTTTCATTTGTTCAAGATTTTGAAAAAACATATATCTATTTGACCCGTATTTCTCCTCTAAGAGGACTTTTTTTATAATTCTATCCAATTCCATCACTTTATGAATTTAAACCAGTAGGACCACCCAAAGTGACCATATTTAATTGAACAACAGTTCCACCTGTTAAGTCAGAATAAACTGGATGAGGTGGGTTTAATGTTACCACTGTAGTTCCACCTGATCCGTCACATATTTGTTCACAAAATGTGGTTTCTGTATTTGCGCTTGTTTGTGCCATAATTAATTATTTTTTACTTTTTATTCACAATTTGAAATTGTAGTTCTCTTTTATAAGTATCTATATTTTTGTCGGATACCACTTTTATATCAATAAAATATTCATTTGGTAATTTATCTCTTGTGTCAAAAACAAAATAATGTCCGTCCGTTGTTTGGTTAATTCTTGTCCAATCTTGAACTTGAACTTCCGTATTTCCACCCTCTTTAACATATACCCTATAATAGGGTTGAACATCATTTAAAACACTTTTTGATGAGTAAGCTTGTTTGATGGTAACATTAACCTTTCTTACGTCCGTATTTAATATTTTTTCACTTTGTTTTATACCATCAAATGAAAAACCAAATATCTTTGGATTTTCGGTGGTCGTCCCGATTTGGAATTTCTTTGATTTTTCAACTAGGGCGAATTCATTTTCAATGTCACCAAATAACTCACCATTTATGGTTATATTTCTCCATACATCATAATAAAGACAAGGAGCATTTTGACAACTAATCGGAGGTACCGTAACTTTATAGACTCCACTTGAAACCAAACAAGATTGAAGTGAAGCAAAAACAACATTTTCTTGGTTGTCAATAATATCAACTGTTGGTGCTGAATCAAACATAATTGGTGTACCGTTGTTGTAACCATATAAATAAAGTTCATTTGTTAGATTACAGACGAAATTATTTCTATTATCAGTGATAAGGTCATCATAATTTGTTTCCAAATAAGGTTCATAAAATGTTTGTGTGTGCGGCGAGAAAAATCCAACGGAGTAATTCTCTGTCATTCCAGAAATATTTTCAACTTCTGGGTAATAAGCTATCCCCCAACCAGTAACACCAGTTAATGTTCCATCAAGTATTGAGTTAATTTCATTTGTCATATCAAACTCAATATCTTCGTTTCCAAACTCAAAATGTTGTGTATCAACAATTGTAAGTCCAGAATAATTTATACCACTCCCAGTTACTGAGTTTGTATTATCATAAAGCCCTGGGGTTGTCCAATTACTGATGGTTGTTGTTTGGAACCAATTTGATGGTCTATCAGAAAAAGACCTATCATTTAAGTTTGTAATTTGAAAATTATAATAATCATATCCAACCCCAGAATCCCACATTTGATTATCCGGAATCCTAAAAAGTATCAAATCAAAAGATGTTGCCCTTCTTCTACCTTGTGATGTTTTATCATTTAATAATTCATCATCAAAAGATGAGGTATTTGTCATTTTAAGTGTGTGTGTAATACCCGAAAATCCGGTACAACCAGTTGAAATAAATCCTGTATTTATCTTTTGTTGTAGTAAATTTAAATCAACATTAAAAATGTACCTACTAAACCCAAATGGAATCCCAACATTGTCTAATTTCCCATAAAATAGTTCAACTATTGGATTTCTACTCGTGTTGGTGTAGGAATTGAATAATATAGTATTTGACTTATCAAAATAAGATTTGTGAATTGACATAATTCGTTTTACTAATAAATACTTAGTTAATACGAATATTACTATTTAAAACTTTTTGGTATGCTTCCAACATCTTTTTTAACAATTCGTCGGTTGAGGTCCCATCATATGAAACCGAAGATGGTGGTAATAATGGATAAGGATGTACGTGACTAACCAAGAACCCAACAATTGATTCAAGTAATTCCAAAAGTTCCTCGCCTCTAACCATTGATGAAGTACTAGGTATCACATTTTGTGACAGACTATTTTGATCAAACTTATAGGAAGGATTCGGTATTGAGTCGTCGTTATTTTTGGATATGTTTTCTTTTTTATCTTTATCGGCTTCAAATTTAACTTTTTGTTTCCCTGGTATTTGTGGTGTTTCATTTGATAATAAAAAGATTTGACTTGCCCCTAATATACCTACTGAATTATCCTGAAGTTCATTTGTGATTTGAACTCTTTTTTCTTTTTTTGGTTTAAATGGTATGTCTGGACTAAATTTGGCATCCAACACCAATCCATAACCAGGACTGATATCTGTTGCGGTCACAAATATACTATTAACCAATAATTGCATATTTGAATAAGGTACTAATTCTAGTGATCCTTGAAGTGGGTTACTTTTTAATATGTCCCTTATTCGTTTTGATGGTCTATAATAGAATGGGAATTGGAGACTATCAACTGAACTGTTATTATTAGCTGTTGTTGTTCCGTCTGGTAAATTTGACAATATTAATGTTGGGTTATTAACTAGTGTGATAATATTATCTATTATTAATTTTTTAAACTCATTTAAACTATAAGCAATATCAACATTAATTATTTTTATTTTTGATGGAGTAAATCCACTTAATTCGGTATCATATGTGAATGATTGTGTCCTTGTCCTTGCGTCGTTTTCTTTTGGTAATTGATATATTGTGATATTCCCAGTAAACATCTGAGGTACACTTTCTGGGTTGTAAATGTCATATTCAATAAGGTATTTAATTTGTCTATCGGTACTTTCTAATTTATAAATTGTTTCCTCTGGTCCGACAATTGTTTTTGTTGCAAATTTGGATAATTGTAAGAATGCTCTATTTGCGTCAATAATTGGGATGTCTTGATTATCTGAATCGTATTTGTGTTTTCCGGCCCTTAAAAGAACATCATTGTTTTTTAAAATTAAATCCGTTGTACCTCTACCCTTGATTCCGACATCGGTTGGTTCAGCAAAAACACCCTTATATTCTCCCTTACGAAAAGAACCGTCAAGGTTTTTCATTGCTGGATATTTCCTTCGGTCGTTTTGTTTACCAGAACTTAAATGTGTCCTTGATGAATCATAATCTTCAAAATCTATTTTGGTTGGTGAGGAAAAGGGAGCAACAATATAAAACCTATCACTTATATTTTTCTTTGCGTTACTATAATAAATAAGCATTACCCTTTCATCTTTTTGTGGAACTTGATTCACAAAATAGGGTAAAAAAGGTAAGAAAATTAATGGATCAACTGGTGACCATTTACCATTATCGGTATTGGTACTTTTTTCGTCAAAAAGTTGATTAGAACCCTCAAGAGCCGATAAATTATCGTTGTCTGGTTGTACCCGGATTCTACCCAACATTAAGGGGTCATCACTATCAACAACACGTCCATAAAAAACATTTCTGTTAAACTGTAAAAATTCTAAACTTTCACTCATTGTTTAATTCTACTATTAATTTCTTCCAATAATTTATTATAACTAATTTCTGTAGAATCTAAATGGTGTGTTAGCTTAACAATCAATTCTTTTGTTTTGTTAAAATCTTCATATAAAAAATCCAACACTTGAATTAAATCTTTGTTTGATTTTTTCTTGTAATTTTTTAAAACTTCTTGTATTTTTTCTTGTTCCATATTACATACTTTTTCCGTTAGCCACAGTTGGTAATGTTGTTCCGGCCGGAGTAATAGTTAAAGGTGGGACAAAAACTTGTGTTTTACCATTTTCTGCCTGTTCTTTATTTTGTCCTTGAACCATTGATTGCATTGCTAGATTCATTAGGTTCGGCCCACCATCAGGTGCTGGTCCCGTGGGTAATCCAGCTTTTTGTAAATTTTCAATCACGTTAGCCATGGCTCTTGTGTCTGAAACACCACCTAAAACACCGGCCGAAGCTAATATAAATGGTGGTAAAGTTAAATTCACATTAGAGAGTGCTAAATTAAGAAGTTTTAAAATTTCATCTATTACACTTTTACAATTTCTATAATCTATAACTGCTTGTCCGACAATCATTAAAATATAAATGATAGTTGAATACATCCTCAATTGTTTAGTTTTAGATTCCTTTATAATCTCAAGTAAAATACTTTCTACTAAAATTTTGATGTTAGCTTTCACTACCTCAAACAACTTCTCAACAAAAAGTGCAAAAACTCGTCTGGCGAAATCCAAAATAAATTTTTTAAATACTTTTAAAAACCCCTTAATGTCGTCATATAGTGTGTCTAAACTTTGACTAAGTTGGTTACCGGCACCTTTAATCATAACTAAAAACCCTAAAAGTACTTTCGGTGTTAAAATCGTTTTAACAATAATCATTGGGATTTTAGTTATTATAGAAAAATCTATTGATGCTTTTATTTCTAAACCAAAAGTTTTATATTTCGCATCATTAGATATGTCGTCAACATACTTTTTAAACAAATCAACTTTTTTTGCTATTTTTGTTTCTGTAATTATTTCTTCTTGATTTTTTTTCTCATAAAGTAAATTTATTGGAATTAAAATATTGCCACAATCCTCAAACTCAACAACACCATTTTTTATATTATCAGCTAATCGTTGCGCTAAGATTGTTTCTTGTGGAGTTACTTCAAAAAAACTATCATCAATGTTGTCAAGATCACTTAGTTTTGCAGTACCAGCAACATCTATCTTTTTTGTTGGGTCACTACAAATACCCATAAGTCTTTTAATAATTAAAAAAAAGGTATTTTGTTTAGTCGTTTCATCGGTTGGAAACCCAACACCAAAACTAAAAGCACCTGTTAAAATGTTTTTTAAGTTCATTAATAGATTATCAAAATCCATAATGTCTATACTATTATAGTAATCCCTTAAAAAATCAGATATCTTTGTTCTGTTATTAAGTTGCGGTTTAAGGGTTATTTTATAAAAATCACCAGTCACCAATACGTTGTTTTGTGTATAGTTTTGTACATATTCAATATCAAACAATTCTTGTTGTGACGCACCTTTATAGCTTTGTCCGTTACCGGCCGTAGTATCTTGAGAAAAAGATTGGTTAAGTGATTGTAATCTTTTATAAAGTTGTCGGTTCATTGAATAAGGTATTGAACCATTTGCGGTATCACTACTTTCGTACATAAATTTACCTACCTCATCATCAGGTGAAATTTTTAAAAGTGAAAATAAGTCAACTTGACTTACTTTGATGTAGATGGGTTGATTTAACACACTTTCATATGATTGTTCTTCTGAACAACCTATTGTTGAAATAATAGAATCTGTTAAAATATTCCCAATCTGTCCTTTTAGTTCATTTGCCGCTAAGATAAAAAAAGACGAAATAGTGGACATAGATTGACTATTACCTGTTTTTGGTAAAGATTCTTTAAATAATTCCAAAAGTGACTCTAATTGATTTTTAGCTTCGCTTTTTATTTGTTTTATTTTTTCTTGTCCTTGACCCTTTACATCATTTAGTTGTTTTTTTAAGTCTGCTATTTTTTTTTCTTTCGCTGATGTTAAATTTTGTTTTTTTAATTTCGCTTCAGACTCTTTTGTATCTTTAAGGGTTTTTAATGAGGATACCTTACTTGAGGCATCATTCCAACTTTGATTCAAATCAATAGCCATTTATTGTAATTTAAATTTTTCATCTGAAGAACCGTTACTTATATCCTTTTTAATTAGGGTTTGTAACATATCTTCGTCCATATCATTAATTGTAAAATTATCATCATTTGATGATTTTGATTTTTCCCAAATAGATGACTGTAACTTAGATAATGATAACTTTTTTTCTATTGTATCATTTATAATTTTTTGTTGTTCTTTAATGACCGGACCAATCAGTGTCATATCTTCCGGATCCTTCAACATTGATAGCATTTTATTTTGGATACGCATCGCCGTTGCTCTTTGTTCAACCAACTCGTTATAGATTTCTTGCATTAAACTTAATACTGAATCTTTATTTAATGATATTTCTTTTTTTCTTTTTCTGTCCATAATAAATAAATATTCAAATCACTTATTTATTCTTTTTAGTGTTTCTAAATATAAGAGCTTGTATTTTTTTAAGTAACTTCTAACATCTTTTGTGGATAAGTTTGTCATTTCCCTTAATTCAAAAAGAACGATGTTTCTATTAAATTTGTTATTATCATTTCCGATGAAAATATTACCATAATTGTCAAGTAATTCAATAAGTGCATAACCCAACTTTCTTTCACCATCTAACATTTCAGTATTATCCACATGGTCTTTTAAGTCGCCCAAAAAAATCTCAATAATTTTCTCAGCATCAATACTTTCAAATTCCATATAATATACCATATCCGGTCTATTTTCTAGGGTACTTGAAATATCTTCATAAGATATTCTTCTATTTGTATCCTTTTGGTCTTTTTGGATTTGACCCATTAGGTAGTTTTTACAAATTGTACCAAAATATGAATATGCTTTCTTATTTTTATCTGGTTTAAACTTGTCAACTTTTGTCATCAAAAAAGAGTGTGTGTCAGTATGAATATCGCTATATTCCATATCTTTTCTATATAATTTATAACGTCTAATAATTGAATCAATCATTTTATCCAATGGATCTTTCAAAAATTGGTTATAAATTACCTCTTTTTCTTCTTTAGTATCTGCTAGAATATAATTTCTAACAGCCTCTTCTTCCCGTACATCAAAGTAGTTTGTGGTTGTACCTTTACTTGATCTTTTTCTTTTTACACTAATATTCTCATCTGAATTTAAAAACATTAAACTTCTTGTGGTTCATACTTCAAATTCCTATCTGTGGTGAAAAAATGTTCTTTTTTTGCTGAATCAATCCAAAAAGAAACCTCATCATCAGTAAGATTGTTATCACCAAATTTGTAATTCCAAAATATGGATCCTCTTCTCAGATTCATATGTTTATAACCAATACGTGGAATGGTCATAAGTTTCGCTGAGTTATATGTAAGTCTTAATAAAAATTCATAAACAAAAGTCAATTTAACTGACGGCTTAAAACCTCCGGAATTTTCATAAGTTGATTTTTTAATCACCATTCCACTTGTTTGGAAATTTTGGTAATTTAAAAGTGTTTCATTGTTTAAATAACCCATATCACTATTCAAACTAACAGCAAATGTGGCTTCATTTGTAAAACCAACAAAAACACCTTTTTCGTCCGTGTCAACAACCAATGGTAAGAAACCATCAACTTCTGGGTATGATTGGATATACTCTTTTACATTTTTAAACCAAATGGATGAATATTCATCATCAAATTCCAATACGGACACCCACTTACTTTTTGCGTTTTTAACACCCAAGTTTACTTGTGATGCAAAATCAAATTCACCATCATTTTGAATGATGTTTACAGTTAATCCACTATAGTCATAAGCTTCAATTTTTGATTTTAGTTGATCTTCACCACTGTGAACAATAACCAATTCATTAATTGGTGTGATTTGTATCAATAAGGACTGAACGGCCTTATTGAAGTAATCATCAAAATCTACGTGTTTTGAGGATTCAATTGGTAAAATTACTGATACGTCTACTTTTTCCATAAATTAAATATTTTCTTCTGTTATTTTTATTTTGTCTAATTGTTGTTCAAATGCTTCAACTCTAATTTTGAAATAATCGGCAAATAATTCACCTACTTCATTGTTGAATTTTTCTCTATCTTGGTATTTTGTTGCCGTTTGATACATATTATCATAAAGTTCTTCACTGATATTATCTTCCAACCAGTTTTGAGTGAAGTTTGAAATCACATCAATAATAAAGTTGAATTCAGTTAACCAAATACCATTATTTTCATTTAACCATTCTGGTTTCATATTTGGGACTTTACCAATAACTGGTGTATTTGAAATCATTGATTCAATTGGGAAGGTACCAAAACCCGATTCATTATCAACCCAAACTGACAAATAAGATTCTTTTAAAAACCTAGAGAAATCTTCTTGATTAATTCCTCGCATATCTCTAAATGTAATCCATCTAAATTGTGGGTATTTCAAATAAAAGGACTTGATGATTTTTGCGGTATCTCTTGGTTCTCTTGTGTGGATTGCAATAATTGGTTTTGCTGGTTTCTCTTTTTTGGAAAAATGTTCTGAAATAACCGGTATAACAACATCAACACTCACGTTTCTAAAAATACCATTGATATATTCCTTTTGTGTTTCACTTGTTGTGATACATTTTAAAAAACCATATTGTGACCAATTAACACCCGGAGGTAAAGTTTCCAACATATAATCATATGCTTGACATAAAACAATTTTACCACAAGGGAAATTTTTAAGTTGATCCATAACATGACCATAAAGTTCAGGGATGATAATAAAATCTTCCGGACTAAGTGCCAAATTTTGACCATCAATTGAAACGTGATCCAAGGTCATATATTTTTCACCCAACCATTCACCAACACCTTTATATTCCTTTGTTTCGTGAATAATAATGGTATTATAACCTTGTTGTTTTAATGAATAAGCCATTTCATATGTTTGAGTAACTGAAGCTCTAGGGTTACCCTTTGTGTCTTGAACCAAAAAGTAGATTCTGGAACTTTTGTTTTTTAAATTTTCAATTGATTGTTCAATTTTTTGTATTTTTTCAATTTCCATGTTTAAAGTGTTTTGATTATTTTATTTATTAATAAGGTATTAAATGCAATTTTAAAGGGAATGGTTAAATTATTGGCACCATGAACACCCAACCCTTCATCCAGTTCTTCTCTTTCAGTTAAAACAACATCAATCAAGTTTTTAAATGTCTCATATCTTGTGATACTAATTTGTTGTTCCGGTTCATCAATAAATTCACCATCTTCATTTTCAATCGGTGGTGCTTGAATGGACGATTTTTCTGTACTGACCTGTTTTTCCAACTCATCAATATCAAAGTAGTAATTTTCTCCTAAAAATTTTAACATACATTAAGTTTTTGTAATACTTCGTCAAATTCCTTCAATGTGTTAATTTCATATTCGGATTCAACATTTTTATTATAGATTGTGTTATATTTAACAACAATTTTATCTTGTGGTTTTTCTAATAATAAGGGGGGATTTGCTGTAAGTAAAATATCAACTTCATCCCACATTGAATTTATTGTAACGTGTGAGTAGAATTTTACTTTTTCTAACAAACAACCGAATTTGGATAAGAAAAATAATGATGCTGGTTTTGATTTACCCATTTCATCTGAAACAATCAATAACTCATTGGTGTCTCTGTATTTCAAATACAATTCATTTAGGTCATTGAAACTAAAAGTCTCGGTTGATCCAGCGTGTCCGAATATTTGCATTACAAAATCTTCATACATAAAATTATATAAATCATCAGAACTATTAAATTTAAAATGTTCCATTAAATTTAATGATGTAACCTCACCTAAAATTTCATATTTAAAATCATCGGTTGTTGTGAGTTGTTCGGTATTTCCGGACATATCTAGTTCGTAGGTTTGTTGATCACTCTCATTCTCCTCAATTAAATGTTTTTCATAAAGTTGGGTAAACTTACCTATTGTGTCTCTTAAAACACCGTTGATCTCAATACCGATTCGTTTCATATATATGAATAATAAGGATTAATTTGTTGTTGTAAATTAATATTCTGTATTATATCTTTTGATGATTTCAGTAATAATTGGGTTTCTTACAATATCTTCAGGTTTGAATTTAAAAATACCGACATCTTTCATATCATTTAATCTTTCAAGTGCGTCGTACAATCCTGACTTTTCTTTTTGTTTAAATTTGTCAGATTGTTCAATATCACCAGATATAAAAAACTTACTATTGAAACCGATTCT